CTAGTGTATCGATCAAGTCGAATTGAGAGTGCCCTCACACAGATGTATCAATTTCTGTGGAGAGAGGCCTCGCGGTTTGTCTTGTGAAGATTATGCTAGGAAAAGAGGTTTATGCCCACGTACTGTTACCAGTAGAATGAGACTTGAGTTTTGTTTTACTGGGCTTATAGTTCACGTGATTAAGGTGTCACCTCAACCCATCCGAAGACCGAGCGCGAACCCAGTTCCTTTCTACGTAGGAGCGGAACGCCGTTCAATTGTTTCCCGAACGGTAGAGGGACTACTTAAGGTAAGTCTCTGACCTTGTGGCTATCAGCTTTGGTCATGGATAGCTGCCCACCTCGACCATACGTTTTCCTAGATTGTGGTTTCGAAGGAGTCTTATGACCCTTCACTCCGGTCACGCGGCTTTTATGCCATGAAAGACCTAAGAGTTGAACCCTTAACTTCAGCAATCGCGGAAGCCGTGCCCTTTTCAGGACACTTGCCGACGGTTCAAACCGATCAGGCATAGGGATAGCACTTACATCCCCCACGGAATAGCTCCATAATGGAATAATTTTCCCAAGCAAGTTGATAAAACTTCGGGAGCGTAACTTTCCATCATGAAGGCGACTAGCCACATGAAGCAGGATTTCCATATCCTGACGTCTATCCAAGATCGCCCAGGCTCTGTGGACCGCAAGGAATGGGGCGATGCCCTGATCCATGAGTCCCGACATTATTCGTGTCGACTTACCCCCCTTGAAGCCAATAAGGTCATTGCTGATCTTAAAGTCTCTACTCAGGTAAGCTTTTGCAGAGTCCAGCTTGGACCCGGCTATCTGCTTGATGGAGTCACCAATTGATCGCGCAACCGAGCCAATCCTTCGTTCCGTTATCGGTGTATCGACTGGTTCCCCAACCGGTCTTACTGCCGTGGCGGTAGACGAAAAGACGGCTCCGAGAGTACTTTCAAAAGGAGCACCAGGAAGCAGTAGAGCTGTAATAAGGTTCGCGACACGGGTATTCCCGAGCTTCGCTAATCTTTGGGTTAGTGACCCTACCACCTTGTATCCTTTGGATGCAGCACGGACCGCATCTACTATTCGTAGATTCGGTTTCACTCTCTTAGCTCTCTGAATCAGCTCAATGAAGGCTGGTAAAGAACCAAGAGCAACCCAATACTCACGTATTGAGATGGGAGAGGCATCAACTCCCCGTACCACGAATCGCTTAGCGAATTCGTATGTTCCATTGGATGAAATAAGAGACTTTGCGAACCCAATCTGGATTCCAAAGCTCTTACACACGGCTTCGTACTGTCTTGCGACAGCTGTACCTAGAATGACGATATCGTCACCTAGTAATGCGTACAGAGGGTACCACCCGCGATGTCCGGCCTTATACGCTGCGTATTGTACGATCATATGGTGAGCTAAAGCGAGCATTGCCCAATTTGAGTATGCTCCCATCGGCATCCCAGTCCCGTATCGTACCTGAGCCTCCCCAGGGTAACATCTCGCACGAAGCGGTTTGTTACTGTAGGGTATCCCAACGAGCAACGCTCGCCAGGATTTCGCCACTGCAGGAGTGACTAAGTGTCCCAGTACGGCTACAGTTAGTTCGGATGGTATCCGATCGGTAGCAGCCTTCAAATCGAAGGAGTACACGTACGCTTTTCCCGTAGTGCTGAGGAGCTCCACTATTTTCTCATTCAAAGCTTCCAAGGGTTTACCTTGGTTGTGAGTACCATCTTGAGGGATGATAGCCAGTACACTCTGAAAGATATAGTTGTGGAGAGGGAACAGTAAACACTGTATCCACCATGTTACCATGGCCACTACTCGTACTTTCCCCGCTGGTTCAGGGATTTCATGCAAACGACCCAAGCGCAGTTGCTTAGACCACGTTCTGGCAAACATGTAGCCGGTCCGAGTGTGAGTTCCCTCATCATCTCGAAACTTGTCTACAACTTGAAGGATGGATAGTGTACGTTCACGTAGGGTTTCCCCTACTTTATGGTTGTTCTTCTTCATCCAATCAAGGGCCTCACGGCTCTTATCGAGACCTTTTCTCCATTTGGAGGAAGGAATCGACCCTACCATTTCCCGGATTAAACCCAGGAACTTGGTATTCATCGTTCGAAGACAGTAGTCCTCGAGAGACTTATACCAAGGTGTTTGTCTAACGTTCCAAATCGCTAAAGCATCGAATGCTATTGCCCACATCGCTCCTACTTCCGGCGGGACATTTGGTCCCGAGGTTAGTAGCGCAAGAGGTTTGAATGCCAACCGGGGGGTCGGCACCCTCTTGAGCGTTCGCCCACAAAGGGGTATGTTCCCCTTTGCCCATTTTAGGAACGAGCTGAACTCAGCTAATGGCTGCGATAGCTCAACCGTAATGGGTTGGGTAATGGTTTGGTAAGAGGATTTTCCCTTACATTCGATGATCCGGTATACCCCGAAAAGGGATAACCATAACCTAATTGTAGGTAAATCTCCCCGCATAATTGCAACCCTGTGTGCACTAGGTATTACCCTAGGGAGCTTACCAAGGCCCCTTGCGTACACACAGCCCAATACGCGCGGTTCAGATACCGGTCCTTTAGACACAGCCTGCATAAGGATGATTTGGCAAGACTTCAAGTACTTGACGAGACTATGCGTCCCGCCTTTCCAAGAAGTACAAAACCGACTCAGACGAAGCACTGCTTCAGTGAAAGACATTCCACGCCGGCCTGCTACCAGCCAACTCAGGGCGAACCCAAATTTGACTAGTAGCCCGGAGAAGTTTCCTACTCCGGAACCAAGCTTCTCTATTCTAGTACGATCTCTACGATCCAAGAGCATGTTTATCATGTCTTTTGATAAGATTGTAGGATTGACCTAGCTTGAAAAGCCTCTGTTTCCCTAGGACATTCTCCCTCCAGCTACGACCAAAAGGGCTCACTGGATTGGACTGTCACGTTAGCCGTTGCGTTCTTCCCACCAGGGCTCTACTCTTCTTATCAAGAAGGTAGCCTTTATGTGGAAGACTACAACGCCAGGGGCAGCAGGTTCTGTGGAACAGTCGGCACAAGCGTGCCTTTGCCCTTTACTTAGCACGAAGCCAAGTGGCCGTCTTGCCATAGTACCAGGGATCTGATGCCAGGGATCTGCTATTCATTAAAGCAGACTAACAAAGTCAGTCAATCTCATCTAAATGCAGCCTTTACACCAGTGATATAGTACCTTAGGAGGTAGGAACGTTTTCCTAACCTAATTCTAAAACTCAAGACATTTCCCCCCGCAGCACCTTGAGAGCTGCGGAACCACCCTTTTTCAGCCTAAGTCAGGCTATCTTGAGTGAACGTCTACTATTTCTAGTACCCTCACTGGAACGTAAGTCCTTAGGTCACCCTAAGCTGTTACTGACATCCCCTGGTTAAGGGGCAATAGGTAAGAAGCTCCTCTCGGAGGTCCTAAGCTGACTTTGCCAGCTCCATAGGTTCTCAATCGAGAATCCCTTAGATCCCTACCATTGGGTAGCACCGTATCACCATATCACGGCTATGTGTCATAGTGAGGAGTGTGACTTTACAGCCACACTCCCCTTCCACAGGCTGGGAGCGGGGTACGCTTCCCATTTAATGGTTCATACACACTTTCGAGTGTATCTCCCCTCAACCTGAGTCTCTTACGAAAACGTGATTCTCAGACTCTCTTGGGTCTCCCCAAGGCTTCATAGCCTAAGAACCCCTCAAGATCCGTAGCTCTTGAGCCTATCCGGTTACCTTTAATCTGTATCCTCACGTCGAAACGAGAGTTTACCACAAACAACATCTGGCTTAAGCCAAACACTGAGTGTGTTTTCTCAAAGTTCCCTTCTAGGGAGCGGCGAGCAAATCCACTCTGTGAGGGATGACTCCCTC